TCTTTAGTTTTGTTCCAATGTTCCAGTGTTTTTATAGGGCGAAGTTCTAAGCTTTAATATAGGTTACACTGCGAAAAGAGTTCTCTCAAAGAGTAACTTTTTCCAAACCTGATGTCCCCCCTAAAAACACTGGAACATTGGAACAATCCTCCGAACGCCTAGTAAACACTGGGTTTTCTTGTTCCAAACCACAGTTCATTATTGGAACATATCCCAAGTTACTAATAGAACAGCGGGAATTCGGAACATCTACAATATGTGTACTGTGAGTAGAACTTAAGATAGTCAGAGTGTGAAGCTTCACACACTGCGAGATGACCTCGAGTTCCTCGGGCAGAAACTGGCATCGCCACATAGAAAACTTGGGGAAGTCCTGAGTTTGACTCGCAGATGACAGGTGATGTTCACGCTACACGGGGTTTCGTCTAGTAGGCTGTGAGGTTCACACGCCACCATTCGCCCTCGCCTTCCTCGGGCAGAAACTGGTATCTCATTTAGAGAGCCAAAAAAAAGGCAGACCGAAGTCTGCCGATTTAATCCTAGTTGTTAACACTTATCTACATCTATCGTAAGTACACCTAGAGACCTAAGCATAGCTACATTTTCATCGATACGTTTTTTATACTCACTTCTAGTGTCATCATCGTACGTACGTAGGTACGAGATTGTATCCCTAGAAATAATATCTTGCATTTCTTTTACATCTACTAAACACAACTTACCAACATATTTATTTATAACCATACTGCGTATAACTCCTTAAATAATAAAGAAAAGCTTGGGGGGTCTTGCGACCCCTTACACTTTGACCGTGGAACTTTACTTACAAGACTTCTCGATAAGGGCAACACCCTCAGCGAATAACTTGTCTTGCTCGGCAGTCCAAGGAAAGTCGTTCTCCTTAGACTTATTGCGATATTTCACAATCGCCGCAATTGACACTGGGATACGCATATCAACCGTGTCCGTATCAGTCTTAACATTGGATGCCACTCCAAACTTAAGTTTCAAGGCTCTTGTTAGTGAGCCTTTCAAGTCACGTTTCTTACCACTTCGATAGCCTGTTACGCTATCTCTTTCAGGCATTACCACTTCTTTACGATAAGCACCTAGCTTGTCGTAAGTTGACGACTTAGGGTCTTTAGCACCCTTAGATGTCCAAGCTGTAATGTCGGATACTGTATATCCCATAACAGTCTTAGTGTCTAACACTAACTCAGGTGTTGCACCTGATTTACAAGGAATAAAGCCATTGTCTGTTGCAGACAATACCTGGGGATACTCAGGGTTTTTACGTTTAGCATTAAGCTCGTAAGCTGTATGCCATGCGTTATTAAGACGTTTAAGTATCGCCTTATTTTTAGACATGTTACCAACTGCCAAGTCGATAACTTCCTTGTACCATGTAGGGGTACGTTTACTCGCAGGGGTCTTACTAAACTTATCCCCTGCAAATGGAGTTACGTAGTCCAATAGTTCGGACGCTGTAGCACCGTGTTTATCACCCGCAATCGCGAGGTCTTGTACAAGCTTGTCAGCCTGTGTATTCAATAGGATAGATTTATCCATATCAAACTTCTCCAAATTACGTATACATACGACAGATGCGATATGCACCTATTAAGTATATATACTGAGTCGGAATTGTTTGCCGACTTAACTAAAGTATGGCACGAGTATACTAATAAGCAAATTATAACTAGCTAAATCACCGAATGAAAACATGTGATAGTCACACTCCACCACCCCCCTACACACCACTTATAAAGTAGGAGTCACACTACACACTACACACTTGAACAATCATAAATAACCACACCATTTCTCAAACCTACCCCCTTCACTTTACTAATGGCAAACTAAAAAAATATTTAGCAAAAAATTTCAAAACACGAATGATTCTCAGTAACACATTAATAAACAAAGAGTTATATACTACGGTATGCACAATATATCTATATACGTAATGTTCTTCCTTCTCCTACTTGGTCATTGCCTTTCTTTAGTTTCTTAGTTATACTCTTTGTAACAGCTGCAAATTAATCAAAAGGTGTACAGCGACACATGTCAAATAATAATCAAACGGTAGTAATACCGCACATAGACGACGAAGTTCCGTTACCAAAAAACGCAACCGAAGCATTACCTGAAATGACTGTGGCTGAAGAAATAGAAGCCAGGACAAATACAATTAAATTATTATCAGATATAACTGATGAAGTTATAGAGCCTACTACAGAAGATATTGAAAAAGCCGAATCACTAGCACAAGAGATGATGGCTAATCCTGATGTCCGTCCAGAGTTTGATACTTACCCTAATGAAACAATGGCCTACCTAGCTGGTATGGTTGCTCAGACTAACTGTATGTTGGTAAAGGATATGGCTGACTTTAAACTTCATGTGCTTAACCGAGCAGTACAAGAAGCAGAAACCGCTAAGACTTCAAGGGAACGATTATCTGCATTACGTATGATAGGAGAGATTGATGGCGTAGATGCATTTAAAAGAAGAACAGAAATTACTCATATTACTAAGTCAGGAGAAGAGCTAGAAAAAGAACTTAGAGAAACAATAGAACAACTTAAAGGTAGAGTAGTTGAAGGTGAAGTTATAGAAGACGACGATGATTAGTGAGGCAGACTTAGACTTACTACAACAATCATTACCTAATATGTCAGAGAGCGAAAGACGTAGAAGCTTATCGCTACTAAAAGATTATAAGAAAGACTTAATTAAAACACAGGGGAAGGCAAACTTCTTAGACTTTATTAAACATGTCTACCCTGATTATAAAGTAGGAGAACATCATGCAAGACTTGCTAAATTGTTTGAAGAAATTGCAGACGGAAAAAGAAAACGAGTTATTGTCAATATCGCGCCTCGTCACGGAAAATCGGAGCTCATATCATATCTGGCTCCGGCTTGGTTTTTGGGTAAGCATCCAACAAAAAAAGTTATTATGGCATCTCATACAGCTGACCTTGCAGTTAACTTCGGGCGTAGGGTCCGTAATCTCGTGGGCTCAGACCCTTATAAAGATGTATTCCCCGATATCAGCTTGCAAGCGGATAGTAAATCGGCTTCTCGTTGGGGTACAAACTACAATGGCGAGTATTTTGCAATTGGTGTTGGCGGTGCTTTGGCTGGTAGGGGTGCCGACCTATTCATTATTGATGACCCACACTCAGAACAAGACGCAAAACTGGGTAAATCGGATGTTTTCTTACCAGCTTGGGAATGGTTTCAGTCCGGCCCGCTTCAGCGTCTTATGCCTGGTGGTGCTATTGTTGTTGTAATGACTAGATGGTCTAAATTAGACCTAACAGGACAGATAGTTAACCAGATGGTAAAGAACGATGAGGTAGATGACTGGGAAGTAGTTGAGTTTCCAGCTATTTTAGAGGATAAAAAGGGTGTAGAACGCGCTTTATGGCCAGAGTTTTGGCCTATAGAAGAATTACAATCTAGAAGAGCTGCTATTGATACGCGATATTGGAATGCACAGTACATGCAGAACCCAACATCGGAGGAAGGGGCACTAATAAAAAGGGAATGGTGGAATATATGGGAAGAAGAAGACCCACCACATTGTGAATTTACTATAATGACACTTGATGCTGCTCAGGAAGCTAATACTAGAGCTGATTATAACGCATTAACTACATGGGGCGTATTTTTTAACGAAGAAACAAATAACTACGCTATAATACTACTTAATGCCATCAAAAAAAGGCTAGAGTTTCCAGAATTAAAGCAATTATGTATAGAAGAGTACCAAGATTGGGAACCTGATGCATTTATTGTAGAGAAAAAGTCAAATGGTGCTGCAATATACCAAGAATTTAGAAGAATGGGTATTCCAGTGGGTGAATTTACCCCAGGGAAAGGTCAAGATAAGATAAGTAGAGTAAATGCTGTATCTGATTTGTTTAGTGGGGGTGTAGTATGGGCTCCAGACAGAAGATGGGCACAGGAAGTAATAGAAGAGTGTAATGATTTTCCAGCAGGAGCAAATGATGACTTGGTGGATGCTACAACTTTAGCATTAGCACGGTTTAGGCAGGGTGGATTTATTCGCTTGCCAAACGATGAGGAAGATGATATACAGATGTTTAAAGGTCGAGGACAAAAAAGGTTATATGCATTATAATGGCTACTCAAAAACACATGGGAAGAAATGAATTAATTGAAAGACTTACTGCTCAGGTAGGAAATAAAGAGACAGCTATAGAACTATTAAAAAACCGAGGACATCTTACTAAAGATGGAAAATACACTGCAGAAGGTATGAAAAGAAATATGATGACCGCAGAAGAAAGAGCAAAAGATAGGGCATCTAAAAAAACAGGGAAACCTAAGAACGCATTTAAGTATAACCCTAAAACTAATATAGCTAAATTAAAAGGATAGATTATGAAGGGTGTTAAACATTATACAAGAGACGGAAAAGAACATACAGGTTCATCTCATAAGATGAGCGACGGTACACTACACACAAATAAAGCGCACACCAAAACATCAAAAAAATTATTACATTTTAAAGACTTATCACAAGCAGCAAAAAAAAGAGCTAAGGGATAAAATTATGGCAGATATAGATAAAGGATTATATGCAGCTCCAGTTGGAATAGATGAAGCGGCAGTCGAAGAACAAGCTATTGAAATAGAAATAGAAGACCCTGAAAAAGTTACTATTAATATTGGGGATGAAGAAATAGTTATTGACCCTGATGCTATGGAAGATGAAGAGTTTAGTAAAAACTTAGCCGAAGACCTTGATGAAAAGTACATGGCTACTTTATCGTCTGACTTATTAGAAGATTTTAGCAATGATGTTAACTCTAGAAAAGACTGGTTAGAAACTTATGTTGATGGCTTAGAACTTTTAGGACTTAAAATAGAAGAAAGGTCCGAACCGTGGGAAGGCGCATGTGCTGTTTATCACCCATTACTCTCTGAAGCTCTAGTTAAATTCCAAGCAGAAACAATGATGGAAACTTTCCCTGCTGCAGGCCCAGTGAAGACTTCTATTATTGGTAAAGAGACTGAAGAATGTATTGAAGCATCTCAACGTGTTCAAGAAAATATGAATTATCAACTCATGGATAAAATGCCAGAGTATAGACCTGAACATGAAAGAATGTTATGGGGTTTAGGATTAGCAGGTAATGCGTTTAAAAAAGTTTATTATGACCCAGCACTAGAAAGACAAGTATCTATTTTTGTTCCAGCTGAAGATATGGTTGTACCTTATGGTGCATCTAATTTAGAAACAGCGGAGCGTGTAACTCATGTTATGCGTAAGACAGAACAAGAAATTCACACACTACAACATATGGGATTTTATCGAGATATAGAACTCGGCGAACCAGCTTATGATTTAGATGAAGTAGAGAAAAAAATAGCAGAACAAATGGGCTTTGATGCCACTAATGATGACCGATATAAAATATTAGAAATGAATGTTAACCTTGACTTAGAAGGTTATGAAGATGAAGACGATGATGGCAAAACAGGAATAGCCTTACCTTATATAGTTACGA